GTCGTCGCACAGCGTGCGGCTCAGCAGCTCGGAGCGGAAGTCTGGGATGGCCTTGCCGCCGGCCTCCACCAGCTTGAGCTCGTAGGAATCACGTTCGCCTACGCTCATCAACCGCAGGCAGCACTCGCCACCAAACGCCTGCACCTTGATGATCTTGGCGTCGTCGGCTGCGTCGATCTGTTCCCGTGTCAGTGGCATGTGTCAGTTGTCCAAAAGTTTGAACGTCACCGTGTAACGGGTCACGCCGTTCACTTCATTCGAGACGCTCAGCGACTCCCATACTGCCTGGTTCGTCAAGGATTGGCCGCCGCCGGAAATCACCAGTTGCTTGCGCAGGCCGTACTCGGCCGTGCTGGTGTTGGCGCTACCAAGGGCAGTCACAGAGACGCTGCCAGCGTCATCGGTCCACACGACGCTGCGGCCTTTTGGAGCACCGCCGCCGTATGTCCAATCCAGGCCGACCACCTCAGAGAAGGCAGAGCCTCCCCAGGTCACACTTACGCCGGTGCTAAAGGTCGCCACGGGATGTCCTCCCGTGCGTTAGCGGGCAACCCGGAAGGTGGCTGAACCACGGATCACGTCATTCACCGCAAGCGTCACGTTTGAGCTGGAGACGGTTGCGGACTTCGACAGGCTGATGCCGCCCGTGATAGCCAGCGTGCCGGTAAGACCGTCTGTGATGACGTTGGTGCCGATGTAGTCGATCTGCACTTCGCGGCCCGTGTCGTTCGCAGCACCAGTCAGCGGACGGTCGAGCGTCAGCACAGCGGAGCCAGCCGACTGGCCCAGGTGACTGATGTCGATCGTGTCCGCCGCGTTCACGTCGGTCAGCGTGTACACGATGTTCGTAACGGTGAAGTTGGTCCCACCGAACGAAAACGTTGTGCCTGAACCGGCATGCGGGGTGGTGCTCATTGACTATGTCTCCTGCCACCAGATGTCGAAGGAAAGTTTCACGCTGTACACAGGCGGCATGTCCGCCCCGGCCAGCTGCACGAAATCGTCTTGTTCGTTTTCGAGCGAAGTCTGCTGTACCACCGTATTGTCGAAGGTTCCCCCGTACCCATCCAGAACGGCCCGGCAGCGGTCGGCCAGGTCACGAGCCCCTTCGTAGGTCGTGGCATACACGTCAAAATCGGCGCTCACCTGCGGAACGCCCATCGGGCCGCCTAGCGTCTGTGCCCGGCGGATGCCCGTGCGTCGGTAGGTAATGAACGGCAGCGGCGCATCCTGCGGAGCCAGCACCGGGTAAACCCGAGTGGCGACCACGGACGCCACCGATGTGTTTGTGACGAGGGCGGTACGCAAAACGGCTTCTGGGCTTTTCATTTGTCGTCCGCCTTGTTCCTGCGTTCAAAAGCCCGCAATGCCGCCGAGAGCGATTTCCGCATTTCCACGTCGAGAATGCTTCGCATCGCGCCACGCGACTGCTGGAACGCACGCTCGAGCGGACGCAGGGCAGGCATCGGTGCCACGGAGCCGCTTGCAATAAAGTCAATCGGATAGCGGCCCTGCCACGAGCCCTTGCCACGACGGTAGTTCCACGATGACAGGATCTGCCGTGGATTGTTCTGGGCCTGCTCTTTGCGGCGCTCGCGCTGGCTGATAATGCGGCCGTCAAGGATCACACGGCGACGCTTCACCACACGGCTCTTGCCGGGAGTGCGGCGGCCCTTGGTGCCAAACTCGACCAGGTGCGAGTGGTAGGCCCGGTTTGGTCCCTTGAGCACAGACCCGCCAAAAGCCGTCTCAGCCGTCCGCTGAGCACCGCCACCGACAGGACGACGAAAGCCGATGACGATGACCGACACGGGCACCTTGAATTTGTTGTTCGTGTAGCTTTTGCCACGCTCGGTGATGCTGGCCAAAAGGTTGCCAGTGACTTGGCCGATGTTGCGGACGTTGGCTTCAAGGGCTTGCTTCCCTGGCACGGCGGCCTTCTTGAGCGCCTTGCGCTGGTACTTGTTGGAGATGTCGGCCGGAAGCTTCTTGAGCTCGGATACCACGTCATCCAGCGGGGCGAGCGAGTACAACGCCTTCGCAGCCTTGCCACGGCCAACGGCCAACTTAATAAGCGGCTCACCTGCGACAATTGCCATTACGCCACCTGCTCCTGGCAAATAGCCTCGTGCTCTGAGCGGTTGCCGTGCTCGAGCAGGCTGACGATGTCTAGCGTGCGGCCACGCCACGAAAACCGCATCTGCTGCGTCAGGCCGGTGAGATAGCGCAGCCGCACCCGGTGGCTAATCGTTGTTTCCTGCTGGCCTGCCGTCAGAGCCTCGCGGGCAGACACGCCTTCGACGCTCGCCCACACCGTGGCGAAATCGCTCCACGACAGCACGGCCTCGCCGAGGCTGTTACGCGCCGCAGACGACTGCTGCACCGTCACCCGCTCGCGGAGTTTGCCGGGGTCAATCATGTGCCGTAGATGACTAGCGTGTAGGAGGCGGTGCCTGTAATCGCGACAACTGTTGGACTTCCAGGCCCGGCTGGAAGTATTGGGCACACAGCCGGCTGGTTGTTGCTTGATGGAAGCAACGTGTTGTTCCAACCTGCTCTTCCAGAAGGAGTTGCACAAAAAACAATACGTTCCAGCGTTGCAAACGAAACAAGTTCGCCGCTAGAGTCACGAAATGCAGTGGGGCTTGTGGCTATGCTTATCGCAGAAGTGCCCACCGTCCCCGTCACAATCGCAACTTTGCCCGCCGTGTACTCAGTAGCGTCACGCAGCGTAACGGTCTTCAGACTCTGCACGCCGCTAGACGTGGTCGTGTCACGAAACTCGACGTTTACCGAAATCGTGCCGGATACGTTGCTCATCGGTAAGAGCCCCAACGTTGCGAGTCGAGCAGGGATTTCACGCCAAACGGAATCTCGTTGCCGCTCATGGAGTCAGCCGCCATCCGGCGTTCGTACCAGTGAGCCACAAGCATCAGGATGGCGTGCCGGATCGCCGCCGGGACGCTCGTGCCGCTCGCCCCGTAGCCTGCCCACCAGGTGACGGTCACGGCGTTCTGGTCGTCCAAGTTCGCTGGCCACGTCCCGGCCCGCAGCTGCCGCACCACGCCGGGCGTTGAGTTCCGGTCCACTCGGTACTGCGTGGCTGAGAGCGTCGCCGTGGAATCGTCGCCTAGCGTGTAGGTGACGGCCACGGCTGTGGTCGTGCCGCTTGTCGCCATTGGCGGGCGGGGCAGCTCAAACTCATACGGGAAAGAATCCAGCCGCATGACGTACTGCTGGTGCACCAAGGCACGGTCTACGTATTCCTCAACCCACTCACGCGCCGCCGTAATCAGCGTGCCGATGTAGGCATCGTCGGTGGACGTGTCCACCCGGCAGTGCGTCTTGGCCTCGGCCAGCGTGACAGGCTCAACCGCCGGTGCCGTTGTCCTGGTCAGGCTTCGGTATCGCACGTGGGCGTCCTCGTTTGCGTGGCGTGGCGTCGGCTGTCTCGGCCCGGTGCTCTATGGCCGCCGTCTCAATTTCCTGCTGCTTGTCCTCAACGGCCAGGCCGCGCTTGATCCAGTCGTTTGCCATCCCGTCTGGCACGTCTGGCAAGACTTGGCCACGCCGATAGACGCGGTAGCTCTGCACCATTCGTATTTTCATGATTGCGGCACGCTCCATGCAGTTTCCGGGCGCTTCCCCGTGTTGCAGAACTCGGTGGCCCACTGAAATACCGGCTTGCTGAGATCCCGGCCGGGCCACGTCACCATGTACTCGCCATGGCCCAGAACAATGCGGGGCGACACGTAGACACGATTGCCGCCACCCTCTCGAAAGTTCTTCCAGGCGTAGATGTCGGCGTCCAGCCTGCCGTCGTTCCAAGAGTTGTCTGGTCCTGGCTCGCTGCGAAACCACGGCTTAGGCGTCCGCTTCAGGGCGGCTGTCGAAATGATGGTGCACCCGAAGTGGGCCGAATCGACTTCCTGCACCGGCTCGGCAAACCACGACATAGGAAGCTGCGCCTGCTCGCCGTCCTTCTGCCTGCCCAGCGTGCCCTTCAAGGTCAACATGGGCCTGCCGTCTTCTCTCTTGGTCTGCAAGCCGGTCAGGGCATCACACTGAAACGCCAGAGCCAGCGAGAAGAGGTGTTCCAAGTCTTCTTTGGTGAAGAACGTGTCGTAGTCGATCGTCAGCAGGTATTCGCATTTGTCTACGAACTGCTCGAAGACGCGCTCCATGCACTGATCCCAAAAAGCGCCGGTGACTTTTGTGGGGCGTATGCCGAGCGGCATGAGCGCCTGAGCCCACGTGAAAAAGTTGTCGTTGAAGCCGAGCCGAGGCATGGAGAAGACAGCCTCGACACGGACATCGACCGACGTGCCGCCAACCTGAACCAGCATGCGTGCCTCACGAAAACGAGAACGGGCGGCCCACGTGTGTGAGCCGCCCGCTCATGTTCGTCATGCTGTCAAGCGTCAGCCGGCCGTGTTGAGCCGCACACCCTTCGTGGTGGCGTCG